TTGCTAATTGTGCATTTGTAATTCCAGTTATATTAAATGTATTTGTACCGTCTGTTAAATCTTTATTTGTAAGTGTTTCTGTACCTGCTAATGTAGTAATACCACCATCTGATAAAGCAGTATTAAATTGTGCTGTAGTACCTGTTATTGTATTATTTGCTAAATCAATTGTTTTATTTTCTAAAGTAGTAACAGACGTGGCTGTAACAACTGTACCATCAACAGAAATAGTTAAATCATTACCAACTAAATTTGTGCCAAGACCAGTACCACCTATTACATTACGTAATCTATCAGTGTCTATAGTACTACCATCACCTGCAGCTGTATAAATTTCATCAAAATTTGCATTGATAAGTATACCGCCAGCACGTAAATTAGAACCTGTGCCATCATCAGCAATTGTTCCTGTATTAATTGATTGTTTTGCCATTTGTTCCCTTAAATTACTTTACTATTTATAAAGATTTTACGGTGTTGTATCATCAAAAGTTGGTAGTGTATTACTAAAGTCAACTACTGTATTACTAAAGTCATTTGCATTATACGTAAATATAGATGGTAAAGCAAAATTCATTTTAATTTTCTTTCCTTCTTCATCGGAAGTCATTAAGAAAATTCCTTGTCTTCCATCTAAACTAGTATTTGTCGCAAAAACTTTTAACTCTTCTAACGTTCTAAACACTATTCCTGATCCTGGATTTGATGTACCAAACATAGTATTTCCCCATTTATCAAGATTGCCCCACCTAGGACCTGCGTATGCCCATCCTCGTTTAACAAGAACACCATCAATAATTGACCTCTTTCTACTTGTATAATCTATTGAAAGACCTGGTCTTGTTAATGTAACATCTCTTTGATTAGCAGCAAAGTGTTCAATTTCATCTTCTGGTAAATATATTGTTCCACCTTCAAAAGCATTTGCTCTTAAAGTTGTTCCATCATCTACTGTTCCTAATCTTCGTGCAAATATTGTAGAGAATAGAGTATTAAGAATTCTGAATATCGGTATTTCAACTGCACCAGATACAGCACCAACAACTCCCAATCCTACTCTAGCGCTTAATTTAGATTCTATGCTTACTTGACCAGTAAAATAAAATCCTGCTGTATGCATTGTCTTTTTAAATGCGTCCCGCCATACTGAAATTGAACGAGCAACTTTTAATACATAAGAAAAATCTTGATAGTATTTACTATCTTGTATTCTCATTGTTGTTTCAGAAATCTTACCATCTTCATTAATAAATTTACCATCTGTATCTGAAACTGAAACAACATTAATTGAAGCAACAGTAGCGTCAACTTTTTTAATAGTTGCTGTACCACCTGATTGTGATGTTACCGTGTCTCCAACAGCAAAAGTACCAGCAACAGTTTTAATTCTTACTAATCCTTTATTAACATCAAACGTATCAATTATTCCACTTCCAGAACTAGTACTAGTAATAGTAGTATTTACTGAAAATGATCCTGAAACATCTGTTATAACACAACTATTATAAAATCCTAATTGTGGAGGTGTAGGCGCTAATTCATATTTCTTTCCTAACTCAATTGTTTTTAATTTGATAACTCTACCAATTTCATTACCCCACGCTCTTACAGTTGCTGTTGTGCCTGTATTTGAAGTTACAGTAACAGTTGGTAATATAGAATAACCTGAACCATTTTGTACTAAAAATAAATCTTCAATTGTTCCTTGACCTGAACCACTTTCTTGCATAATGGCATTACCAAAATATGGATCAGCTGACATTGTATCTTCTTCTAACGATATTTTATTACCTGTATCATCTTCATTAATAATACCACCATTAACAATTTTTACAAAACCACTTGCATATAATCCACCTGTACCAATATTACTAAAATTTAAAACATCTCCAACTTGATAATTTATTCCTGGATTATCAATTACAATATCTGTAATTCCACCTGTACCAGTTTCATCAATAGAAAATACAGCACCAGTCCCACCTGCAACAAGTGAAACAGTATCAGCTGTAGTATTTAATGTACCATCATTTTGAATTACTTTTGTTCCTGGAATTCCTGTTATAGTTGCTTTAATATACCAATCGTCTGTATCAGAAGCAGTACCTTGTACTTGTTCTCCAATTAGAAATATGCCTTGAATAGAATCATTATTTAATATAAATTCGGAAACTGTATCTATACCAATTTGATATGTTGCAACATTTTCAACAATTGCATAAGCACCACTAGTAGAACCTGTAATTGTTCTTCCAATTAATTGTGTTGTATCGCCTATATCTGGAATTACTCTTACAACTTTTAATGTATCAAATTTACCATCTGATACTCTTAATATAGATTCTCTAGGATAAAATGTTTGTGCCTCTTCATTAAATAATATTCTAAAAAATATTTCGTGTCCTTTATTTGTACCTTTAGAACGATAAAGTGAATTAACATTTTTAATAAGATTTCTTTTGTTAACATCATTTGCTAATGTATCTGGTAATGTTGCAAGAAACTCATCTCTAAAATTTGATAAAAAATCATTAATTACATTATCAGGATCTCTAAAATGAATTAAGTCAGAAATATTATTTACAGGATTTGGTCTGTAACTGTCTATAGTTGCATATGCATTTGAAGTTCCACCTACAACTATTTCTCCTTTTATAAATTTATTTTGAGCAGATATGAATAAACGTCCACTATTTAAATCTTCAGTTAAAATTGTTGCTATTGCATTAGATGTTTGTCCTGTTATAATTTCTCCACGAGTAAATTTTCCATATTCAGTACCAGAGTAAGTTTCAAAAATAACTTTATCACCTACGTCAAGTGGTGTTCTTGCAGTACCTATAGCACTTGAATTTAAAACTAAATTATTTGCTTGTGCTGTTTCTGTTTCTAGTAAAATACCTTCTGTAGATTTAACAGAAGTTACTGATAATTCAGCAGACTCTAATAATTGGTAATAGACTTTAAGAAATTCGGCAAACTTTGGATGTTCAGTAACTACAAATTCAGGTAGTTGACTATTAAGTATATGTTGAAATTTTATCATTAAACTTTGCCATTTGTCATTAGTAACTGGAAGTAGTTGTGTAGCCCACACCTGCCTCAGCACTTCCTCCTACAAAACTATCAGCGGTAACTGTTATACTTGAATTCGCAACATCAATTTCTACAATTTGGTCTCTAACAGGAACAACATCATTAGAATTTGGTGTTACTGTTAATTGAACTATAGTTGAAGCTGCTCCTCCTATATTTGTTATACTAGCAATATTTAAAGAATTAATTGTAATTGCACCTGTACCATAATCAATTGTACCTTGCGTTGAATTTAAATAACTTTTTACACCACTAAACATATAATATAATCTTACATTACCTGCGCCATCATCATCAAAAAAGCATTCATTATCATTTCCATCTATTTTAAATCCTGTTGAACTTAATATCCCACCTGTACTTGCTAAATGTCCAGAGTGTGGATTATATAATGCATTTCTAAAATAAACACTATATTTTGATGATGTTAAAATCATTGGTGTTAAATTTTTTCTTATTTTAACAGTTGTTATATTTGATAAAACACTTTTATCTACATCATCAATTAAACCTGTAACTTTTGAAAATCTGAATATTGAATCAAACTTTTGTAAATTTTCTGCATTATAAACTTGTAATATGTTAATAACATTTGCTTTTATAGTTGAAGCAGTTTTTGCTGTTGCCTTTGCGTCATACTTAACAGTTGAAGTAACTAATATGGATGTTGTTTCTGGATCTTTTATAACAGGTCTTACTGAAGCAACGTTATAAGGTTTTAATTGAGTTACAATATCAGCTTTCGTTGTATCAGTTAACGTAGAACCTGAAGCAGCTTTAATAGAAATATTTACAACACCATATTGTGGAGTTTCATCATCTTCACCACCCCACGCACTTACTGATAATGCATTTGGATAAATTGATTTAACTAACGTTTCATAATCAGTTGCTGTAACTGCTCTATCTTGAGCAGCGTATTGTAAAGGTGCATTAAATTTTATTGATTCATTTGTTTCACCTTCTGACCCTCCTTGAGAATTTGAATCAGTTGAAATAGTAACATTTGTATAACCACCAATGTTTCCATTTAATGCAAATGTTGAAGCTCCATTTGAATCTGTTCTATTAGTGATAACATATTCCATAATAACTATATTCTCATCTTCTAATTTTTTACCTGTTACACCATCACCAAAATAAATTTCATATTTTCCATCAATTGTTTCTTGTATGAAATAAACTTTTGAATCACTTGCTACACTATTATAACCACCTGCTAAAGAATAAATGCTTTGTGTTGTATCAGTTGCACTAGTTTGAACTATAACTTGTAATGTTGATGTATCTGCTGTATTAGTTGGTATAACTAATTTTTGGTCTGGATCATTTATATCATAAACATATTTAAATGTAACTAACGTTCCTTCATAAATTGGAACATTTTTAAATTCGTAAATACCATCAACTGGTGTAATTGTTGTATCTTCATTTGTTACATACTGATATTCTAGTGTATCAACTGTAGTTGAAAAAACTGTTCCTTTCTGCATTGTAACAGACGAACCAGTTGCGTCATTTAATTTAATATCAATAGACGCTCTTGGTGTTCTAGGAGATGAAGGTGTATAACCTAACATCTTTGCTAATGATACAATATTATTTCTAATATCAGCACTATCCAAATACAATTCGTTAGTTGACATATTAGCAATGTATGACAAATAGTGAGTGTTGTAAGATAGTACATCTAATAAAATTGAAAGACCAGAACCATCAAAGTTATAATCTTGAAATTGTGTTTGACTTTGTAAAAATGTTTTTAGATTTGCTTTAATTGCGTCAAAATCTAATTCTGATATTTGTAATTTATGTTGTGACATCTTATCTTAACCTTTGTAATTGTACATTAACTATTTGTGGAAATGAAATACCTACTATATAAAAATGTATATCTACTCGTAATCTATTGCTATCTATATCATCACTAATAGCTGGATTCATTGATTCAAAAGTATCATCATTAATTATAATTGAAGTTAAAGAAATTCTTGGTTCATTATTTACCAAAACTTCTTCTATTTTTCTTTTTAAAAATATTG